TACTGCCTGCATGTAGTTCATCCATGCCGTAAGCGATGCCTCCCAAGGTCAGCGTGTAACCCGTGCAGTAAGCGGTCTGCGTTTGTCGAGCACCACGTCAGCGGAAGGCTTGATAAGGTTGACGCGCTGCACGCTCTCAACGTGTATGGCGGCATAGAGCGCAGACAGGCGAATGGTCGCGGCCAAGTCGCTTTTGCGCGATAACGTATGCGGTGAGCTTCGCCTCAAAGGCACCATATAGTCAGCCGACATAATCTGCAGGCGCAGCTCCCCGTATTACGGTTGGTCAATCAGTGTGGATAAAGAGAACCATACTGGCGGTGCATCACTCTGGTGCCGACAGGATCAGTAGAATGTCACGCACAGAATGCCTGATGTGATGGAGGCCAGTCAAAGTGCCACCGGTTTCCCTGTCTATCACAATATATTTTACGGTTGTCATACTGGCGCTCCCGTTTTCCCACCGCTGTCGCCCGGTTGGATATGCGAATGCAGCACCTTGCCGTTTGAGGAAAGATTGCCGCCGGTATGCTCAACGCCGCCTTTCATCGTGCCGCCTTGGGTGACTTCCAGCTTTGCAGTTTTAAGCAGCGCTGTGCATTCCAGTTCTGGCGAGTCAAACAGGATTTTGACCGATGCTTTGATGGTTGCCGTTTGTATGCCGTTTGCGGTCAGCGCGCCGGTTTCCGGCCCACTCGATCACCGCGCCGTCAGGAAATAACCAGTGCAGCGCATCGGCCGAGGCAAACAGAACAGGGTTGTGATCCGAGAATTGCTCGGAAGCACTAAATCGGTATCGAGTTCGCCGCCCAGGCAGAGAACAAGCAACTGCTCACCAACTGACGGCATATTTCAGGAGCGGGTTTTACCCGCACGGGCGCTCAGCCAGTTGGTTGTGTTTTTTCCTGTAGCGACACGGCATAGTCCGTCGTCAAGGTTGATGGCCGACACGGTTCCTATGCGGATCAGGTTGCGCGGCAGGCGCAGGATTTCTATGAGTTGTTCATTCATGCCGCAATCATCTTTAAAAGCAGAAAAACGGGCTATTTATGCTTGTTTGTTGGTCGATGACTAAGAAGTAAGAGGCGTATATATTCCCTTTACATAATTTTTAACGGAGGTTTTATGAGTGCAGCAGACATTGTGTCAATTATGAAGGATTTCGTGTTGATGGCAGGCAGTAGTGCTGGGGTTTACTTGGCAGCAACTAACCTTAATACATGGAAGAAGCAGCTAGCAGGCCAATCCGATCATGCTTTGGCTCGCAATCTTTTAGTTCACTTGTTTAAATATAGAAGTGCAGTAGAAAGGGTCCGGCATCCATTTATGTCATCTCTCGAAATGGGGATCGATTAAGAGTTAGCAAAAGATGGTGTAACTTTCGAAAAGGCACAATATGCTGGAACGGTAAAAGCTTATAATGCCCGATGGAAAGTATTAACTGATGAAAAAGCCGAGCTTCAGGCGTATGTGGTTGAAGCGCGCGCTCTTTGGGGCGAGGAGTTTGCAGATAAGTTTAAAGTACTAGCGCCTTTTGAATTGGATCTTTACCAAGCGCTCGATATGCTTGTTAGAATGCAATCACCCAACCTGCCAGCCCACACAAAAAAAAGCCTTGAAGAGCAGTATGCAAAAAAAAGTAGCGCTCTAGATGTTAGTGATGATCCTAATAAAGACTCCTTCATGAATAAGTTCAACGATAAATATTCTGAAATAGAAAGCTTATTAAGAAGCAAGCTTAATATTACCAAGTAAACTTCTATATTAGCTCATTCAAAATGAGCTAATATATGCTGCTCTATTATTTCCAATTTAGTTTTATTAATTACCTGCAGAGGTCAAGCCTCATATTGCATCTCTTCACCTTTACGCGATAGCCGATCGCTCAGCCCGTAATGATGCACGCGGGCCATACGCTACACATTGCACGCAAACTCGATTACAGCCTCATTCGGGCAGGCCTGCGTCTTCATGTACTTAGCTGTGCGCAGCTTTTTGAATATCTCGCGCTTTATCCGGCCTTTTTTGCTTCGCACCGGCTGCTTTTTTCGGGCTTTAAAGGACGTGCCGTCTGGAGCCTGCTGTCGCTTGATATTCTGCTGCTGACTCGCGCGCAGCTTGCGGCCAATGCTGCGCGCCATCTCTTACGCGCCGGGGCTAAAAGGCTGCTGATAAGCGCCTCCAGCCGGTCATTTAACAGTTACAGCTCGCTCATGTCTGCAACTCGCTAACCAGCTCACCGTAAACATAAAGCTGTACCGGCCTTGCATAATTGTTCGGCAGTGGATTCTCGCCGGCGTGTCTCACATGCAGCGCGTTGTCTGTCTGCTTCACGATCATGCGCTCGATCAGCTGCAGCTCAATGTTGATAAGGCAACAGCACCGCAGCAGCACGCCGAGGCGTTTACCTTTGGCGATCCGACGCCGGTCATGGATAAGCGCGACATTTTGAATTACGCGAGTGCATCGATAACGGGCGCTGGTTTGAGCCGCCGGTCAGCTTTAACGGGCTGGCTAAGAGCCTGCGCTCGGCCGTGCATCACAGCTCGCCGATTTACGTGAAGCGCAACATTCTGGCCTCAACGTTTATTCCGCACCCGATGATGAGCCAGCAGGAGTTCAGCAAGTTTGCGCTTGATTATCTGGTCTTCGGCAATGCCTTTGCCGAGCTGCGCCGCAACGGGCTGGGTAAGCCGCTGCGCCTTGAAACCACTCCGGCCAAATTCACCCGCAGGGGCGTGAAGGATGGCGTTTACTGGTTTGTGAATGACTGGAAAGAGCCGCACGAATTTTCGGCCGGCAGCGTGTTTCACCTGCTGGAGCCGGATATTAATCAGGAGCTTTACGGCCTGCCGGAATACCTCAGCGCGCTCAACTCTGCCTGGCTGAATGAGGCGGCAACGCTGTTCCGCCGCAAGTATTATCAGAACGGCGCGCACGCCGGTTACATCCTGTACATGACCGACGCGGCGCAGAGCAGCAGCGACGTTGACCGGATGCGCCAGGCGATGCGCGACACGAAAGGGATCGGCAACTTCCGTAACCTGTTTATGTACGCACCGAACGGTAAGCCGGACGGCATCAAGATTCTTCCGCTCAGCGAGGTCGCGACAAAAGACGATTTCTTTAACATCAAGAAGGCCAGCCGCGATGACCTGCTAAGCGCGCACCGCGTGCCGCCTCAGATGATGGGGATTATCCCGGACAATGCAGGAGAGTTTGGGGATATTGAAAAGGCAGCGAAAGTATTCGTACGAAATGAACTTGAAGGTTTGCAAATGCGATTTTCTGAATTAAATGAATAGATTGGTATAGAGGCCATAAAGTTTAAACGTTATGAATTTAGTTAAAGCTGGGGGACACCCCCCAGTTTCATATAACAACATGTCGTAAGGCTGTTTCAAAGGGTAAGCCTTCTACATTAGAAAGATATTCTTGAATCAAATCTTTTAGAAGGTCATCTACTCCATTAGCTAGCAAATAATTATCGATTTCATTTATAAATGGAGACTGATTTTTTATAGCCGTAACACGTTGCTGTCTTAATGGACCATGCTGTGCATCTAAATTGAAAATGCGAAGCGTTTCGCTCGCTCTAAACTCATCCCTAGCAGATAATCCAGCCTTTACTGTGATACTACCATCCCTTAGGAAATTAAAGTAAAAATCGGGATCATCCACATCAAATTTTAAAATATCTTTAATTTTATACTTCTGGTTGTCTTTGTAAATTCCGCAACCATCGCTGCGACGACATGAGCCAAATAAATTATTCCAGTCAAACGTTAAGCGTGCGTCAGCATCCCGCTTAACAAAATGTTCAACATGAGCTTTAAAGTAAGTCTGCATTTCACACTCACAATATGCACATCTAAGCCCTTGCATATCAAAAATGCTGTCCCAAATATCTTCCTTGTTAACCTGAATGCGAATATACTCAGACCAATTATTTTTCCTATAATCGTGACTATCTAAAGTGAATGGATATCTTTTACGAAATAGTTTATGCATGATTTATCAACCTTTTCCATTTTTTAAGTTGATCTTCTTTTTCAATTCCTTCAAACGAAGCGCGCTATTGCATTCTAAGACAACAGGATGAAGTTCGCCAAAGTGTGAAATTATCTTTTCCCATAATTCTATAGCTTCAACTGTGTCTGACATGTCACTCTCAATAAATGACAAGTATTTTGTAATCCAACCTGCTTCTATAGTTAGAGGTACGGGGTCTATTCCCATTATTCTCGATAAAATGTCTGCACTCATAACACCTTTAGTCTGAAAAACCGGCGTTTCCACATAAATGCTGGGCTCAAAAACAACAATATCATCATTTATAATTGAAGAATTATTGACATCCCCCCCCCAATCAGCACGAATTTTTCTATCTTGACTCTTTAATACTCTAATTGAATTTGAGTTGACAGTACTTAACACCTGAGGACTATGTGTTGTAAGGATGAATTGTATATTAGGAAAGGTAGCTTGTAGGTTTAAAATTACGGTCTGCTGCCAAGCCGGATGAAGATGCAAGTCAATTTCATCGATTAAAACGATCCCATCGCCATCTAATGGATTATCCCTTGAGGGATTGAGCATAACGAGCCTTCTAGTGAGGTCACCAATCAAAGAAAGCAGGGATTTCTCTCCTTGAGATAATTGATTGGCGCTTATATCCTGACCATCCTTGTTGAGAATAAGCTGTATTTCATTTTGCGTATACTTTAAATTTATATCTTTTATTTCTGGCAAGAACTGCTTAATGGCGAGCTTAATGAAATGAATTATTCTATGTTCTTGAGAACCAAAAATTCCAACAGACCTTTTTTCGATCTCCCTCAACTGTCTCCTTTTATTAGATATAACCTCTTGAAGAGGAGCAATGAATCTAGAAGAATTACTATCCTCATCAGAATGAAATAATTTCATTAGCTCTTCTACGCTTTCTATTTCTTTTCGCAAAGCATCTAAAGTTAAATTACTTTCATTATCGGACTTTGATATATTATCCATTCTAATAAGCCACGAAAGAAACTCGTTAAAATCATATCGATCTGACAAAACGTCATCATAAGCATCAAGTTTATTCCATTTACTTTCATGCAAGTTTTTTGACGAAATTTTTGCAAAATCGTCACGATTGCCATCATTAGAACGCGCAACAGAATAATGTACGATGAGAGGTAAGTTAGCATCACTTTTAATAGTATTTATAAATCGGTAAATACCTGAAAGAGCTTTAATTTCGATAAGACTGTTTTTTCTACTTATTCCTTTTCCAGGCTTAGTCCTTGTCAATAAGATGCCAAAATTGGACTCGTCAACTTTTAAAATACTCGTAATCGATGCGTAATCTACGTCTTCTAAATTATTTATGTCTGCATCTCGTAAAGACATTCCATTACGGCTCTCTTTAATTAAGTTAGCTTTAAACCAACTTAAAACATTACTAACTGCATCGAGTATTGTGGATTTACCTGCACCATTCGCTCCAATGATTACAGTGATATTACTGTCGAAATTAATTTTCAAATCTTCAATGCCGCGAAAATTGTACAATCCAATTTCATGAATTCTGAATGGATTATTATCTATATCATCCTCAATGCTCTTTATCAGATATAAAGCTTCATCTCGCCGGTTGTCTTCTAAAAGATCTCTTGCGAGCTGATATTTTGCAGTTAGGTTTCCAGCATTAGCCCTCTTAATGACGGCTTTACCTTTCTTATTAAATTTCATTTATCGACCTCAAGTAAATTTTCTAGTAAAACGGCTGAATATTTTTTTTTCATTCTTTCGATAAAGCCGTTCTCTATAAATTCCGCATAATGAATATAGCCCCTTAATGAAAGCACATCTTGAGGATCCAGGCGTCCTAGTGAATATTGATGAATCATGTGTGATAGGAACCTTTTCCTTTGTCGGCCCAATGACAAACGTTCATCGTTAGTTATAGTCACACCAGTGACATGTCTATTATGCTTTTTGGAAGAAAACTTTGTTTTAAGTTCATTTACGGTAACTCCAGCCAAGTGCGCTTTAAGTAAAACGTTAACAACTCTTGGGACTTTAAATAAAATACCTTTATTTAACGTTGAAAATGTTAAATCATCTGCATATCTTGTGTAAGTAATAGAATGGATAAGACACCATTCGCTGATAGCACAATCAAAGTCATACGCAACAAAATTGCTTATGACAGGTGATGTTGGGGCGCCAACACTCAATAATAATTTACCAGTTAATTCTCTGCTAGGTTGCCAAAAAAATAATTTCTCGAGCAATGCCATCTCTTTTTTGACGATTGAAATATTCAATGAATCAATTTTATCCCAAAAAACTGACGGAGTAATTGAATTAAAAAAATTTTGAAAATCCATCTTTAAAATATAATCATTTTTTTTATGCATCGAAGCATTATCTTTAATGCTAATTTTTTTTCTATAAGCAAATGCTGAATTATGTATAGGTAGACACTCCTCCAACATTTCTAAGCAAACCCTTTGTATCTTCTTAAGTTTTTTCGAAGGGTGAGCAATCGTCCTGAAACCAGAGGTTCTTTTTGGGATGGAATAAACACGATATTTACGTGGGGAGTTTTTTGCAAAAAGATGCAGCTGATTTTTAGTTAGCTCGGTCTCTTGGCAGATTTTTTCTGAGAATAACATGAATGCCTCTTAGGTAAGCCCAAGGAAAAACCTTGGGCTTGTTTTACTCTTTACTAAAGGAAGCGAAAGGTGCAGCTCCCGGACGAGGTACGAAGGCCGGGTTCTGCACCTTTCGCAACCTTAAGTCGTTCAATAAATTAGAGCCTGGCTAATCACCCGGCTAGACCAGAATACGGTCTTGGACTAAAGAGCCCGTGAAGTTTAACCAAACTTTTAGTTATGAGCAACGGGGGGGGCGCAATGCTATCCCCGCCACGCCTGCCCGCTTTATGCATCGCTTTTCATGCAGCGGCAAAAAGCCACCTCAAGGTGGCTAGCAAAGGGTAGGCAAGGAGGTTTTAATCATTCTGTCTGGCAGTATATGGCAGCTTCGAAAACTGATGTGTTGATTGTACCTGCCATATCACTGATCATCGACAGTGCCATTTTTAATTCATCTTCTTTGCAATGTGCGATACGTCAGCAATGAACTGGATGCGTGCAACCGTTTCACTTAGATTATCTATATTCATCATATGATTAACTCATTCTAGTCAAAGTATACTGTATGTATAATCAGTGCCATGGTGAGCTAAAATCGTAAACAATCGTGCGGCTCAGATTAGTCCGACTGCCGTTTTATTAATCAGGCACATGTATGCCTCTTTTTTCGCAAGCGCATTGAAGCGCTTTAAGGGAGTATGATTGTTGCTCTGTCTATGGAACACATAGCCGCTTGTTCCGCTTCAGTAAAGCTCCCCAACCTTAATTGTGTGGCCTTTCATCATGCGCAAAACCTCACCGTCGGACAGTGTTAATCTAGAGATCTCGAAGAAACTCTTTTTCATCGCCTCCCGTTCCGTGCAATGACTTAGTTCAGAGTGATATTTGTACGGCACCAACTGTTGCAGCGGTGACTTTTCTCTTGATCGTTTAAAATTCTTCTACGCTCGCGAATAGGGGGCTTAGAGACATCGATAGCAGCTTCAGAGCCTGTTGGCTCCGTACATTTATTGACAGAACTCCGAGAGGACACGCACGCGTCCTTAAATTTAAAACCCAAATCAACGGCACGTTTTCTGCCCTTGTCCTCTGGAAGTGGCCGCAACAAACAGAAGAAATAGACGCCTGCGTTTGCAGGCGTTAATTATTTACCCAACCAGCGTCCGGCCTGTGCAGACTCAATTAACAGACGAATAGTCAGCGGATCGTGGGGCGCATTGAAATCTTCCGGGAAATATTCGGCAAACGTGATAGAGCCGGGATTAATACCAAATCTGTCAGCATACCGCTCAAGCAATTCATACGCATCAAGAGGATCCATGCGAAAGTCATTGTTCAGATCGGTTTCCAGCTCAAGCTTATAACGTCTTAACGTAAATAAACTTCTGCCGTTATAATCTTCAACAAGCGCAAATACAGCCTTATCTATATCCTCACTTACCATATCTTGTCGTCCTTATGAGCAATAAGGTTATATTTAACCGTAGTTTTCCAGCCAATTTCTGCCACATCAGCGGCCATAATTACCCAGCCTAAAACCGGGATTGTGCGACCGACGAACGTCTCCAGCTTGTGAGTCATTAACATCTTAATTTGAAGAGGATTTTTAGGGTTCTGTATCCACGTGGGTAATCTGAATGGAAGACGGTAATCCCGTAACAGCTTTCGAGAATAGACTGAAGCATAAGAGGTGCTTTTTCATGCTCCGTTATGCTTACCTGATACGACGGAACCCACTTCCCGCTTGACATTAATCGTGTATGCCCATACTGCACATAACTTTTCTTCCCGGTTAATTATTCGCTGTAATTTGTTAAGTCTCTGGCGGATATTCATGCGGTTTATGACAGAAAGCGGACTGTTTCCTTTGGTCGCTCAGAACGTATCTGATGTTATTATGTTCAGATTAGCCAGTGCATTCATAATCGTGTACTCCTGCTATTGCTGGCTATAAGAGCTAATGCCAGAATTCATTTTTTAAGAGCGCGTTCCTGGCTGATAAATCTTTTTAACAGCTAATATCGTGATTAAAGCCAAAGCGATGGAGAAAAGGGCTAAAAACAAAATCAGCGAGAGTAAGGGGTTGAGTGTTCCCCCTAAACTTGTGAAATCGCTAATCCTTGCGAGCTGGTGAGGTGTTGATATCCGAAGGATGATCTCCGGAATAATTAGCACAAACATAATAACCACAAAGACATAAATCAATAATTTCCTCGCTTTTTTCATATTCATTCTTGCCCTTGATAGTGAACATGATCAAAAATCAGTTAAATGATACAGCATGGAGCTACAGGATGTCACAAACCTATTTGCAATTGAAGATGCAGGCCAACAAGCAACTAGCGATCGCGTTAACGAGATCACTTAATGACATCCATGCCGATCATATGTCGACAATTGAAAAATTAAAGTTGGGTGGACAAAGACTTATAAACTATGGATCATGTGTTGTCCCTGACTCATATTATCGCAGTTCATGCCGTGACACATGGAAAGAGGACAAAAGATTAGTTCTCGCTTTGGGTGAAATATATGCAAGAAATGATGTCAGCCTTGATATGGTTGAAATTTATTTTCGTAAAACACTAAAAAAGCTTGGGGATGAAAAAAGTAATGAACTGGTGTCACGTGTTCGACAACTGTTAGGTAAAGCAGCAGAACATGCTTCAACGAAAGCCAGTAAGCTGGCTCTATCACTGACTCTCGCTAATTTAGTCCTTGAGAGTGCCGATTTCAAAAAGAAACACATCAGACTTGTTAACTCTTTTTCTACCTGGTTTGTGAATGGCGCCACACTTTATGCTAATGCACAAATAGCCGCATCTGCTGCTAACAGGCTGAAGTTTCAGGATCCTTTATACTATCACTCTTTATGCCGGGAAAATCTTGAGATGCTTTATTTTCTTATTGAACCTCAAATGACACAGATCATTTATCAGGTAAATTC